CGGCAACAATAATCATAGATTTAAGCGAAAAAGAGAAAGAAGATTTTATGAAATGTAGCAAGGAAAGGTTAATTTCTTTCAGTAATTCTATAAATAAAACAGTGGCTAATTTTTCGAGTCAAGATAAGGATGAAAGAGATTTTGCAATTATGTATGCTTTTGTTGTTCTGAAGATTTACATAGAAATTAACAGAAATTTGGATAATGATGGTTTTGAAATGAGACTTTCATGCCTTGATATAGAATAACTTTAAATATAAAAGGGGCATCCTGCCCCAGCCTTGGTTAGCAGCCAAGGGTAATCCGGTAGTAATAAATACCCTCCACAGGAGACTTAATACATGAGTAATTATACCACACCTGCGTCAAATACCAATAAAAATGAAGAAAATTTTTACAAACAAAATTTTACTTACCATGTTTCAGCTGAAATATTCGATGACACAACCTTAACGATTAATGATTTAAAAATTGTCATGATTGTTCGTTCTTTTACCGACACCCGTCGCCCTTCTTTTATGAGCAATAATTGGATTGCCAAACGTCTTAAGATTGAGAGACGTACGGTAATAACATGCCTAAATCGCCTAGTTGAAAAAGGTTACTTGATAAGGGAAGAGATAAAAGGAAAGCGATATTTAAAGATTAATGTGCCGTCTATTGTGGAAGATTTTGAAGAAGAAAACTTATCCACAGATAATACCAATAAGGTAAAACAGGTAGTGATCACACGATCACCCCCCAGTGATCTGGCGATCACCCCCCCTAGTGATCTGGCGATCACCCTATTAGATCAAACTTCTATTACTTCAAAGATTATAAAAAGGGATTTTTCAAAAAAAGTTGTGGATAAAACTTTTAGAGCGCCTTCAGAACGACAGAAAAAAGAAGAATTTGAGCGATGTAGAAAAATTGGAATATCCGCAGCGGCTAAGGCTAAAGAGATTTTAGGTATTAATAACTATAATCGCGTTACCGCTGTTGAGGCGTAATATGAATGATAGATATTTAGACAATAATGAACGTTCACATATTGAATATGAGCTATATGACACACTAAGAAAAATGGAATATATTTTAAAAAACGCTAAATTGACTGATTTAGAGATTATTAGGACTAAGACAATGGTTGATAGCATTAAAGATAAATACATACCTAGAATCGAAGATTTGATACCTTAAAAACTATTTTTTAATCGTGGAGTAAATTATTTTTTGGTAATAGAGAAAAACCTACCTTGGTCATCCATGTGTCCAATGTCCCTATTAGACCCGAAATCCTTTATCAATCCTTTAATCACAAAGTAGGTTTTTCAATGTATGATGATATCGCAATAAAACGAATGCGTCTGTAGGGATTATCCTACAAACGCATTTTTTTAAAAACAAATTAGGATTCGTCGTTTTTTTCTTTAGAAATTCTATTAAAAATTTCTTCTCTATGTATCGCTATATCTTTAGGTGCCTCGAATCCTAATCGAATACTTTTTCCTTCAATTTTTAATATAGTTAATTTAATATTTTCACCAATCATAACGCTTTCACATTCTTTTCTGGACAAAACTAACATAAAATTTCTCCTTAAAATTAAAATTATTTCTACTTAATAAGATTTAAGACATGCATTTAGGTTTGCGACAAGATTCACATTTTCCTTATGTTTAAAGCGAATTACTTTATTTTTATTGATAATGCTGACAATAACCTCGTCATCAATATTACAAATGTTGATAGAAACCGAAAATGCATTTCTTCTTGTATCTAAAAAGTTCCATAAAATAGGTATAATATTTTTTGTATAATCCATCACGCCGTTATTCCTCCATTTCGTCTGCATACATTTCTGCTTCATAATCTGAGTCTCCTTTTTTTTCTCTCACTGATTCACAATCGTTACATACTCCACAGTAACCATCGCATTCATTTTCATCTCCATGCCAACCATCCATCATCCCTTTGTAACTCATTTCATATTCCTCCTTATTTTCATTTTTGCTTTATCTAGTCATTTCTACTTAGAAAATGTATAATAAATTAAGTTTGTATACATGTCAACTATTTTTATACATGTGGACAAAATAATCTTAAAAGGAGTTTTGATATGCAATCTAAAATGATGCGCTGTATACGATGTGAGGGAAGAAAAAAAATGTATATGATGAACGGGGGTTATACGCACGTAAACATGGGCGCACTCCAAGTCGATTGCCCTTTATGTCTAGGAAAAGGACAAATTCCATTTCTTGAAAATGCGATAGAAGAAGTAAAAAAAGAAACACTCAAAATTAAGGACAAAAAAGAAAGGAAAAGCAAGGATGCAAAAGAAATTAGCGACAATACCGATAAAACCTAAAAATTCGGGTGGGCGTTCTTCTGAATATACGGAGGAAATAGGAAATCGAATTTGCGAGTTAATATCTACGACACCCGTGGGTTTGGGGGAGCTTTGCGGAAGGGTAAAAGATTTGCCGGCTCCCTCTACTATTAGATTATGGCGTTTATATAATGCTGAATTCTCGGCTCAATACGCGCGCGCAAAGCTTATTCAAGCGGATATATTGGCCGAAGATTGTCTAGACATTGCAAGTTGTTCTACGCCTGATACTTATACCGTTGATAGATTGCAAATAGATACCAGAAAGTGGCTTGCATCTAAACTTTTGCCGAAACAATATGGAGATAAAGTATTGCTGGAACAAAAAACAGAAGAAAATGATGCACTCAAAGAAGAACTTCGAGTGCTTCGCGCAAAATTAGATGAAAAAAACAAACGGGATTTTTAATGAGAGATATTGGATAATAAAGGGATTCTATAGGGAATGCTGATTTTAAATACCGTTCCCTTTCCAACAATGCTATTTATATCGTATTGTCCCCCTATTTCGGATAGGAATTGTTTTACAATATTAAGTCCTAATCCACTTCCGTTGTAAGTACCTATATACGATGGTGTTAAACGGGTAAATCTTTCAAAAATAGCATCTTTTTTGTTTTCTGGTATACCTATACCATTATCCTCGATATAAAACTCAACAACGCCTGTATTTTTTTCTTTTAATGTCCAACTCATATCGATACAAACATTTCCATTCTCAGTGAATTTAATGGCATTCGATACAATATTCATTAATATCCGTTGTGTTCTGGAGGGATCGCCAATTAAAAAAGAAGGGACTTTTTTATTTATATTTAAGGTAAAATTTAATTTTTTATTATTTGCCAATGGAACTAACATACGATAGATGTCGCTTACAAGTTCATGTATGTCAAATTCCTTTTCGAGTATAGGAAATTCGCCTGTTTCTACTTTAACATATTCTAAGATTTCATTGAGATGCTCTAGGAGGGATTCTGAAGATTCCTTGATATCTTTTAAAAAAGATTTTTTTGTCTCATCTTTTTCCATATCTTGTAACAATTCAACGGCTCCTATAATTCCGCAAAATGGCGTCCGTAAATCATGTCGTATGTTTGACAAGAATTCTGTTTTTGTTTTATCTGCAAGTTCTGCTCGTTCTTTTTCCTTTTTTAATTCCATTTCCATCAATTTACGATCCGTTATATCAATTGAAATAATAACGACGCCTAATACTTTTCCATCCTTAGATTTAACAGGACTTTTGGTGCTTATAAAATATGTTGTAGTGCCATTTTTGTTTTCGGTAGTTTCTTCAAAAGTTTTGTTATTTCCTTGTTCTATGACTTTTTTTGTATTTTCCCATATTGTATCCGATACAAAATCTTTCATATGTCTCCCTAATATATCTTCTATATCTTCTATTCCAATACAATCTAACAATCTCTGGTTACAACCTAATATGTATCCTCGCGTATCAACCCAGCTAAAATTAATAGGCAACAGATTAAATAACGCATCAAAGCCAATTTCGTTAGCTTGTGAAAATATACTTTTCATAAATAATCTCCTTACATAAATAATCTCCTTACATTACAAAGGAGCTTTTGTCTTCATAACAAAGCGGTATAATTTGTTGATTCGTAAATTGCATTAAAGATTTTATTGCATTATTTCGTTGTTCTGCTGGTAATAAACTTAAGGTACTCTCAATGAAATTGGCGAATTTTTTCTCCGGTGACTCACTAAGGCCTGAGGAAAAAGAGACGGGGGGAGATGAAAATACTGAGCCAAATCCATTTTTATTGCCATTTTGTCGAATAAACGAAGGATCTCTCGGAAAGTCTATCCCGACCGGAATATTTAAGGCAGACGAGCTACGAGAATTAGGCGTAGGATTATGGGGTGTATTTTTTTGCGCATTACTATATTGCGTAAAATATACTTCCGCTAAATAGCCAGGGGGAACGAAATCGCTATTACTAATAATGCGCTTGGCGGCCGGAGGTAAAGGTTTTTTATACAGTTCAAACCTGAATCCTCTTGAGGCTACAAATTTTTGAAATGCGCTTTCCTCAAATAAGTACTTTTTAAGCAATTCGGTTTGTCTTGTTGGATCAGTTATTTTTGCACGATTTCCTATTTTCTCTAATTCTTGCTTGATACGACCATCCGCATCACGTTTAAACTTGCTATCTTTGATATATAAATCGTTAACAGCTTTTACGGTCTTTTCATAATCGGGCCATGCTAAAAACTCATTCCACGTTATAATTTCGAGATGTTTTTTATCTTTTAATTTCGCAATTGATGCAGGATTGTCTTCATGCCATTGCTTTGATAACTGTTGGCATCTTTCAATGCCTTCTTGCTCGGTACAGTCATTTTCTATCATGAAACGGAAACGTTGAAGATTATCGCCAATGCATAAGGTAATTTTATCAATCGCATTATTTTCAATGATATCAGATGTCATCTCTGCAAATTCGGCTTTGGTTTGTGCTTCAGGCGACGTATCTTGAATCAAACTAATCAGCCATAGAATATGACTATTTTTGGGGAGGTTACGACTTAATGGCATTAGATTCACTCCTTTAACGGTTAAAATTAATTTAATCCATTAAAGAATATGAAGAAGTCCTTTTTAAAATTAAATAACGTTACGCACTCATCTCACGATATTTTTAATATCACCATAGAACTTGTCTAATTGTAGACTACTATGTTAACTTTTTCGAGTTTTTTATGTAAATGATGCTATAAATGTATAGAAGAGGGGAAGTATAATGCCAATACGGGATGATAAAAAAGGAAAAGAACGCGAAGAACAAAGGAGATTGGATCAATTTTTGAATGCGATTTTCTTAGCTTTTAATGAACTTTCCATTGAAAGTGAACTGATAAGTAAAATCATTATTTTATTTTTAGAGAGATTATCCACTATGCAAGCTAAAGAGATAATAGACGTTCTAGAACTTAGAGAATCATGCGCTACAGGAAATTTAATTGATGAAAAGAGGAAAGAAGTATATTCCGATATTGTCAATGAATCACCAAAAGATAAAGATGAAAAAATAAAGTCACAGGAAGATATAATAAAATCTCAAGGAGAGACCATAAAATCTCAAGAAAAAAGAATAAAAGATTTAGAAGATAAACTCGAAGAACAGGAAAAAAAATGGCAGAAAAAACTTGAAGAACAAGAAGAGCGATTTAACAAACAAATAGAATCTCTAAATAATGTTATTTATAACCAAAATATTCAGATTAAAAATTTAAACCAAGAATTACATAACCAAAAAATAGAAAATGCTGTTTTAAGGTCTGAAAATATCTTCTTAAAACAACAGATAGATTCTCAAACTTTATTAAACAGTAAAGAAGACGAAGAAGATTACTTAGAAAATATGTATGAATTGGATAAACGAGCGGCAGGAAAACCGTGGCGTCCAGGGAGTGGATTTGTTGATACAGTAACCTATTTTTTCCCATGTCGTGACAAAAAACGTGAAATTGAATCATTAAAGGAGGCGGCCAGTCACGGAAATGTCTCTAGATTACTTGTAATTCTTAATAAAAAAAGTAATGAATATATGGATGTGAATGGACGTGGAATGCCTGATTCTATTTGTTCACTTATTGGCGGTCGTGAAGATAAAACAGCGCTTATATTAGCGGCAAAAAATGGCCATGTTGACTGCGTTAAAATCTTATTGCGACACGATGCGCAGATAAACTTTGTAGATAGAGATGATATGACAGCGCTTGATTATGCAACAAAAAACAAAGATACGAATATGATAAGTTTTTTAAAAAAAAATGGCGCTAGAACAGGTAAAGACATCTTATTTTGCCTTGAACGTTCAAATGACCCAGTATTACGTCCGAGATTACAGTTTAATACAAATTAATCAGGATATCGCCACGGATGGCAGTTCAATCAATCGATCATGAGAAAGAACAGGAAGCGTCTCGATTAAGAGGCTCTCTTCTTGAATTTACACGCTATTTCTTTGAATATATCACCGGCCGAGAATTCATTATTTCTATTCCTACGGGACGAGAATCTCATCATATTACCTGTTGTAAGGCATTAACATCGGTGATGCGTCTGGAAATTCTACGTGAAATTATTAATCTCCCACCAGGATGCGGCAAATCGACGTTGTGCAGTATGTGGGCCGCATGGGGATTGGCGAGTTATCCTGATTCAAATTATCTTTATATTTCCTATTCACATGAATTAGCCACAAAGCATACGGCGTTTATTAGGTCCATTGTGTCGTCAAAAATGTATCGTTATTTATTTGATGTGGAGATTGATTCTGACAGTCGAGCTAAAGATTCCTTCAGAACAGCGCAAGGAGGCTCTATAAAGGCTTTTGGTTCAGGAGGAGCTATAACAGGACAAGATGCCGGTTTACCTGGCTTAAATCGCTTTACTGGAGCTGTAATACTAGATGATGCACATAAGCCAGATGAGGCACACAGTGATACGGTCCGACAGGGTGTTATTAATAATTATGATGAAACAATACGTCAGAGATGCCGTGGCCTTAATGTTCCTATTATTTACATAGGACAAAGGGTTCATGAATCGGATTTAACAGAATTCTTCTTGAGCGGTAAGGACGTGGATGATTGGCATGCCACGATCCTTAAAGGTCTCGATGATGCTGGAAATGCACTCTATCCTGAAATGATGCCAAAGGAAAAATTGCTGGCATTGCAAGAAAAGTCACCTTATGTGTTCGCCAGTCAATATCAACAAGATCCATTACCCGCAGGCGGCGGTTTATTTAAACCGGAATGGTTTGTCTTGTTGGATGAAGAGCCATTATGTCATGTAACTTTTATTACGGCAGATACCGCAGAAACCGATAAATCCTGGAATGATGCAACCGTTTTTAGCTTTTGGGGCATCTACGAAATTGAAACTATGGGACGAAAAACGGGTGAATTGGGTTTACATTGGTTGGATTGTTCAGAAGTACGTATAGAACCCAAAGATTTGAAAGAAAATTTCATGGATTTTTATGGCAACTGTGTTTTACATCCAAAACCTCCCTTGATGGCAGCCATCGAAAAGAAATCAACGGGTATAACCCTGGTTAGCGTTCTACAAGAGTTGAGAGGAATGCAAATTCGTCAAATTGAGAGAACAATTGCTTCAGGTAGCAAAACTCAACGTTTTCTTGAAATGCAGCCTTTTATTGCATCCAAAAGAATTTCATTTACTTCCCATGCAAAACATATGGATTCTTGTATTAAGCATATGAGCAAAATAACCGCAAACAATACGCATAGACATGATGATATAGCCGACACATTATCAGATGCCATCCGTATCGCTTTCATTGAAAAAACACTGTATTCTAATGAAAGTCGCCAAGAAGATAGGGCGAAGATTCTGACTAATATGAATCAATCCCTCCAACGTAAAATAAAAGCCAGGACGGCAGCTTATGGCGGAAATCGCTAAAAAACATACGGATAGGTTAAAACAACTCAAAAAGTCAGTTGAAGAAGCGCAAGAGTATTTCGGTGATAATGTAAAACGTTACCATGAGTTTACCAGTTTCGTTTTTAAATCTTCGTTAAGTGACAATGAAGCATCCACTCTGGCAGAGCGTGGTCTTCCTACCATTGAATTTAATATCCTTGAGGCCTATATCTCCCGTCTTCGTGGAGAATTCGCCAAGCAACAGCCATCATTAACAGTGCGTGCCGCAGACGGTGTTCCTCTTTCAATGCTAGATAAACAATTCACAGCAACCCTCGAAGTTGTAGAGGCGCATTTGCGTGCTATCTTTTTTGATGGCGCAAATGACATGCTTGAATACAATATTTATTCAGATTTGCTTGCTGGTGGTTTTTCCGTAATGCGTGTTTATACCGATTACGTCAATGAGATGAGCTTTGAACAAAATATTTGTATTGAGAGAGCCTTTGACCCAACGCTTTGTGTTTTTGATCCATTAGCCCGGGATTCTCATAAAGGAGATGGACGATTTTGTGCAGAACTTCATCCTATGACACGCGAAGAATTCGAGAAAGAATTTGGAACGAAAGTAACTGAAAATATGAAATTTACCCGATCTCTTTCGGGTTTTGATTGGTCGTTTCAAAATGAACAAGAAGAAATTGTCTTAGTGTGTGATTACTATGAAAAACAAACTAAGAAAGAAACAATTCTTAAATTATCGAATGGCCATTCAGTTACGCAAAGAGAGTATGATGAATTTTTGGAGGAGTGGGAAAAGCAAGGATTAATCGAACAACCTCCAGCTATTGTAAAAAAAAGACGCACAATGATAGAAAAAATAGTTCGCTATCGTTTTTGTGAAAGCGAATTACTGGATATGGTAGAAACAAATTATAAGTATTTACCCTTGGTGTTTGTAGATGGAAATAGTGTAAATCTTAAAGATGGCGGCTCTTATACACAAATGACCCGTCCCTATGTTTATCATGCAATGGGGATACAACGTCTTAAGAATTTAGCTGGCCAATCGTTAGGAAACGAACTTGAAAACACCATCCAACATAAATTCGTAGTGGCATTGGAATCTATCCCAACTGATTATCAAACGGCCTATCAGAATGTTCAAAAGGCAGATACCTTAATTTATAACCATTTCTTAGATACCAATAATCCTACTGTTACATTGCCACCCCCAAGGGAAATTGTACGAACTCCTATTCCGCCACAGATTACAGAGACATTTCGTATGTCAGATGAAATGACGCAAGTGATTTTGGGAAGTTATGATGGGGCTGCGGGTCAAAATAACGGGCAAATGTCTGGAATTGCTTTTGCACGGAGCGCTATACAAAGCAATAACGCTTCTGTTCCTTTTATTGTGGGCTATATAAAAGGACTTAATCGTGTTGCACAAATTATTGTTGATTTAATTCCGAAATATTATAGGACGCCTCGTAGTCTTCCTGTGTTGTTGCCCGATGGTAAACGCGAATATTTTGAAATCAATAAAAAAGGATCGTTGTATATGAATTATGATCCAAACAATTTACAAGTCAAAGTAGAGACAGGCGTTAATTTTGCTATGCAAAAGGAAATTGCATTGCAGACCATTACCTCATTATCTCAAGCATCTCAAACTTTCTCACAATTTTTTAATCAATATGGATTGCCCGTTCTTCTAGATAATATAGATATTCGTGGAATAGATGACTTAAAAGAAAAAGCGCAAGAATTTCAGCAACAATTGCAACAACAACAACAAGTGGCACAAAAGCAACAAATGCAACAGATGCAGATGCAAGCACAGCAGCAAGCGATGAGCATGCAGCAAGCACAAAAGGAACTCCAATCGCCAACACAAACGCAGATTGAGATCATGGCAATTCAAGAAAGAGCGAAGATTGATGCCGCCAATCTCTCGTTAAAAGAGCGCGATTCTGAAACAAAATTCCTTGAAGTTATCAGTAAAATAAGGAATTCTGATGTAGAAAATGAAATACGGTTAGCTGAAGTAGATGCAGAACAAGCCAGAACACAAGTAGATGCGGCTATTAATATCAGTAAACATCTCAATGAAACCATGAAAGGAGAAGAACATGAAGGAAGGTAAAAAATGGATTCAAGGCGCTGATATCAAAAAAGGCGCGTTACGAAAGAAATTAGGTATCAAGGAAGGCCATGATATTCCCGCCAGTAAATTAAAAAAAGCCGAACATAGCAAAAATCCAACAACAAGAAAGCAAGCCGTTCTGGCGGAAACGCTTAAGAAGATGAGAAAACGATAATGCCAATAGGATATCAAAAGCCATCTGTTGGTATTTTAAATCATTTTAAATCAACGAGAAAAATAGAGATGCCATTAATTAAAGGAGCGAAAGCCAAAACAAAGAAAGGATTTTCTGATAATATTAAAAAGGAAATGCAAGCAGGAAAACCACAAAAGCAAGCAGTAGCCATTGCTTACAGTGAAGCACGTCGTAGCAAAAAGAAAAAATAGGAGATAAAATCATGAAAAAAATGAAAAAAGATGGAAAAATGAAAGAAGAAAAGCGTCATATGGATGTAAAAGAAGACAAAAAGATGATTAAAAAGATGGTCAAAAAAAGCGCTATGAAGTAGATAGTTGACGAGTTTTAAAAAAGGTATATATTAATTTACACATAAATGACCAAGCATTCTAATTCTTGGGACGAATACGCACTCATGCGGAAAAATGAGCGAAACTCGATCGGATCGAGGTACCTACCGTCATCACACGGGTTAACCGTGATAAACAAGGAAGTTTACAAATGGAAGAGAATCAAGTCTTAGATAATGCTGTAGAAACTACAAATTTTGCGCCTGAAACGGAGAAAATGTTATCTCAATCTCAGGTGAATAAAATTGTACAGCATGAAAAAGCAAAAGCCGCTCAAACTATCAAGCGCGAAATGGAAGAAAGGCATCAAAGGGAATTGGAATCAATTCAATCCCAACAGCACCAACAGTCACAGCGAAATGAAAATGTTCCGCGTGATATGGATGCAAATGCTATCTACCAACAAGTGCAGGAAAGATTTAATCAAGAAATGCAACAACGTCGTCTCAAAGATGAGATGGATCGCGTGGCTACTTCTTATCTTTCTAAGATGGAACAAGGAAAAACGGCTTATGAAGACTTTGAGGAAGTAACAAAGGAATTTGACCCAGCAGCATTTCCGCAACTTACATATCTTGTTGCAGGAATAGACAATGCGGCTGATGTTATTTATGACCTTTCGCGAAATCCTTTAAAGTTAGCTGGACTTGATAGGTTGGCAGAAAAGAATCCACGTCAGGCGCAAGCTGAGTTATTAAAGTTATCTCGTTCGATAACCGAAAACAGGCAAGCACAATCTGATGAAAGTTCTCAATCTGTTGCTGAACCACTTGACCGTTTGCAATCTTCTAGAGTTTCTGGGAGCAATGGCAAGATGGGTATTCGCGATTTGAGAAAACAACCTTGGCTTAAAGGATAAGTCGCCTACTATATTCATATTGTTATTGCAAAAACTTTTTTATGGAAAAAGGAGCTTTGCAATGGCGACAAATATTTTACAACAAGTTATTACCTATAATGAATCAGGCCTCGCATTACTATTGAATAGTTTTGCATTTCTTAGTACGTCAAATATGAAGTTTCAACGCTTCAATGATGATATCCCTAAGAACTTAGGTTAACTGTCAGCCTCGCCAGTGAGTAATTGCTGGTAGTTACTGGGTGAACTCAGGGAAACTCTCACGTAGACAATCCTGAGCCAAGGCTCGAAAGAGCACGGTGCAACGACTAGAGCGAAAGCTCGTACACTCAAGTGAGTGGAAGCGCCCAGCCCCCGAAAGGGGTGAAGATATAGTCTAATCTGCCAGGTGACTGGTAGCAGCCGAAAGGCGGGTTAAGCGTAACGTCCTTAACTGAATATAAATGGATACAGTCAGTTTTGATTTACCACCTCGTTTCACTACAACGGCAAGTTTAGTTGTTACTTTCCAATCTGCTGTACAACGTGTGCAACAATTGACGGTGGATAAGCAAGCATCTACAGCTTATGAATTTACAGCCCAACAATTTATTTTTAATGTTCGCGATTACATGCAAGTTTTTGGTAAATCAGCGATTGCGGAATTGGGAACGCAGGTTGAATCGGATGTAGCGTCTTTGGCTGAAACTAATACTTTCAGATTTTATGGCGACGGTACAACCCCTATCAGTACTTACTTGCAGTTGGCCAATGCATTGGCATTTTTCCGAAACTTTGGTTCGGCAAAAGAAAATACAAAGGGTTATTTATCTGATTTAACGTTTCCGTCCATTATTAACTCTGGTTTGAATCAATTTGCGCTAGATCGTAATAATAAAGAAGCCATGAGCTGGGAAATTGGTAGATTTTCAAATTGCGAATGGTATCAATCCAACCTTTTGAAAACCCATACGGCAGGTACAGAAGGAAACGCCGGTACAGTATTAACGGTTGCGAGCGTTGTAACGGATGCCAACGGCGGTGTAATTCAAATTACTTTCAGTGGAACAACGTCCGCAAGCGATCCAAATTCCGTCAAAGCCTATGATAAATTTCAGTTTAATGACGGTGTTTCAGGATTTCAAAATGTACGTTTCTTAACATTTATTGGCCATTTGCCAAGCCAAAGCCCTGTACAGTTCCGCGCAACGGCAGATGCAGCGAGTACGGCTGGTTCTCAAGTGACGGTTAATATTTATCCAGCCCTTCAAGCCGCATCTGGGCAAAGTCAAAATATTACGTCCCCCATCGTACCTGGCATGCAAGTAAGCGTTCTCCCAACACATCGTTGTGGTTTAATAATGTCGGGGAATCCACTCTTTTTGGCAATGCCAAAATTACCCGAAGAAGTGCCATATCCTACTTCTGTTGCACAAGATCCAGATAGTGGAGCATCCATTAGGCAATATTATGGTTCGTTATTTGGTCAAAATCAACGCGGTATGGTGCATGACATTATTTGGGGAAGAACCTTAGTAGATGAATATGCCATGATGGTCGCATTGCCGTTATAATATATATGCTTGCTACTATCCGATATCTTTATCCCCATTTAGATTTCGGGTAGTACAAGCAATTATTAACTTAATTAAAAGGATTTAATCATGACTATTCCTAACAATCCTATCGTCAATGCCGGTCTTTTGTATGTTAATGGATTACAAATTGTTAATACACCTTCTAATACACCTGTACCGACGATTTTGATGCTCAATGGCGCTGCAAGGGATTCAACGAATACTTCAGATATTATTTTATCTAATACTATTACTTTAGATATCACAAAAGTTGGTGCAAATGGATTAGATATTGGCACTGCAATACAAAATGCATTTTATGCGGTCTATGTTATCGGCGATTCAACAGATAATAATCCTACAGCAGGATTGTTTTCATTAGCCCCTGCTTCAGATACCGATACACTTCCAACCCCTCATCTTCCTTTGGGTTATGACATGTATCGTCGTGTAGGTTGGATATTGACGCAAGCAGGCATTGTTATTTCTTCTTTTGCTCAATCAGGTGTTGGTCAGAGTAGAACTTATTATTACTTTGGACCTATCAATGTATTAACGGGTGGATCATCTACAACGTATGTTTCTGTTGATCTTTTTACTTGTGTACCACCTATTGCTCAACCGGAATTATCTGCTATCAATGAAGTATTGCTGAATGTAAATTATACACCATCATCAGCGACGCATTATGTTGAATTTAATGATTTTTCGATAAATGGAGTTTTTTCTAATGGAATAGTTCAGTTTGGAGGAGGTGTTGCGGCCCTACAATTCGGTTCTGTTAGAGTTCCTTCGAGACGCCAGAAAATTTTTTATAGAGTGGCATCGGGAGATGCGCTTACGCTAAGTGTTACAGGATATACAGATTACCTTAGTTAATAAATACACAATAATTTAAATATTAAGAGGATTTACTCATGACCATTGCTAATAACCCCATTGTTAACGCAGGTCTTCTATACGTTAATGAATTAAGACTTACATATGCTACAAATACTTCTATTGGTGTTTCATCAGGAGCCGCACGAAATTCTACTAATGTAGCAGATATTATTTTGAAGACTGATGTTGTGGTTGATGCGCAAAATATTGGCGTGAATGGAATTGATACCGGTTCCCTGGTCGCTAATTCCTATTATGCTGTTTATATCATAGGCGATTCTACTGATAATCATCTAGCCGGTATCGTGCTTTCTTTATCTTCTACTAATCCATATTTACCTATGGGATATGATATGTATAGACGAATAGGTTGGGTAAAAACAGATAGCTTAGCGCATATTGCACCATTTGAACAAATGGGAGTTGATCAAACGCGAAAATACTATTATGCAGTTCCTATTAATATTCTTACTAATGGAAGCGCCACTTCTTTTTCACTCGTAGGTATCGGATCGAGTGTCCCACTTCCAAACACCATACGTGAGATATTAGTCAGTTTAACATATACACCAAGTTCGGCGGCTAATTCAGCACAATTCCAAATTTCTAATACATTATTTGGACCTGCGCCAATGATTCAATTTGGGTGCGGTGTTGCAGCTACGCAATTTGGAACTTTAACACTTCCTACACTTTTTTCATTTATTATTTATAAAGTATCTGCTGGTGATACATTAACATTAAATTTATCAGGCTATACGGATTATTTATAATCTATCGTCATATTTAAAAGGATTTTATGATGCCTATTCCTAATAACCCAATTATTAATTCCGGACTTTTTTATGTCAATGGATTACAAATTTCTAATGTTTCTGGAAATGTACCATCCCAACAGTTGAATTTGACGAAGGGATTAGCACGAAATTCAACGAATATTGCCGATATTGTTTTATCTTCAAATGTGTTAATTGATGCCTCACAAAAAGGACGTAACGGTGTTGATATTGGTCCCTTACTTCCCAATAGATTTTATGCGGTATATGTCATTGGGGATTCGACGGATAATACTCCAACTGCTGGGCTATTATCTTTAGCGACAAATCCATCGCCTTATTTCCCAGTAGGGTACGATATGTATCGTCGTATTGGATGGGTATTGACAGATGGAACATCTAATATCGTGACATTTACACAATTGGGCGTCGATGAAAATAGGACGTATTATTATAAAACATTTATTACTGTGCTTATTGGTGGTTCATCTACAAGCTATGCGCCTATTGATCTTTCGGGTGCCGTGCCGCCAATTTTTGAAGAGGGAACTACTTCTACCAATCAAGTATTTTTAACTTTAGATTATTTGCCTGCTTTGGTAAGTAATTTTGCACAATTTCATTATGCTAATTTTATTTCTTCGCCACCCGGTGTGGTTTTCTTTGGATATGGTACAACTTCACAAGTTGGCTCAGTCGTTGTCCCATCACAGGAACAGAAAATTTTTTATAGAGTTCAATCTGGCGATTCATTGCTGGTTAATGTTTCCGGATATACGGATTATCTCAGCGGATAAAAACCAAAAACGGAATTTTCATGGCTTATACAACCAATCAACTTATTTCAGGAGCTTATTATGCTTCTCAAGTAGTTTCTCGAGAATTTGAAACCGTTAATGGGCCGCAAATTGGGGACGGATTACAATGGTTAAACGATATAATCACTGAAAAAACCGTTGATGAGGGCATGATTCCTTATGAAACCACGTATAATGCTAATTTTATTATAGGACAAGAACAATATTACATTCCTAATCTTATTCAAATTGATACGTTGGTTTTTTACTTGGATCAAGTTCGCTATGCAATGAAATATGAAAAAAGAAATGCATATTTTGGCGCAAGTAGGGTCCAGAATATTCAAACACTTCCTTTTGAATGGTATTTTGAAAGACAATTTGGGGGCGGTAATCTTTATATTTATTTTCAGCCAGATAAAAATTATCCCATGGAAATCCACGGTATTTTTAGATTACCGCCGGTTTCTTTAGGTCAAGATTTAAGTTTAACAATTGATCAATTTTATATTACCTATTTGCGTTATGCCTTAGCCGATAGAATATGTGCTGAATACTCTTACACTACACCCGATAATGTGATGAGACAATTAGGTAAATACGAAGCCTTTATTGATAAAAATTCACGCGTTCTTGATTTGCGTATTGAAAAAACATCAACCTTACAACGTCTTGGCAACTTTAACTGGGCCTTTATAAACTTAGGTAAAGGCTGGATGAAGCCTTATTAATAAAGGTTTGATTAATGCATAAAAAGGGATTTTATGTCACTGACAAAAATACAGAATGTGCCAGTGAATGTGGTAGGAAGTTCCACCTTTGGCCGATATCCTAAGATTTCATTAGAAAAAACATATAATATGTTTATTTCAGATGAATGGCTTATTAATTATGCTGGATTTCAAAAAGTTTCTGATATTTTGCCGCTAGAAAGTGGAGAGGGAAGAGCGCTTTATAATTCTGTTCGTGGTGGATTTTTAATTGCTGTTGTTTCAAGTTCGGTATATAAATTAGATAATAATTTATTACCTGAATTTATCGGAAATATAAATACGATGACGGGCGAAGTCATCATAGATGAAAACTTATCTAGTCAAATTTGCATTATAGATGGTCAATCAGCATACATCTACAATTATATCAATAATACATTGACCGAACAGACGCTAACATTTCTAGGAAATCCTATTATTCCTAATTATGTTTGCTACCATAATACATTTTTTTTAATTGCATCCTCTCCTGTTAGTGATAATTCACAAAATTGGTATGCTTTTGAAAGGGATACCGATAATACCATTAAATTAAATACACAACTTAGCCTTCAAACGAAACCGGATAGCGCTATCGCCGTAAAAAGATTACCCGGTAGAGGAAATCATGTTCTTGTTATCGGAACCACGGTATGTGAAGTTTGGTCTCAGGTAGGAGGAGAAGAAAATTATAGAAGGGTTCAATCTTTTAATATTGATAATGGTTGCATCTCAACTCCTACAATTGCCGCAAGTGATGAATTTATTTGTTGGTTAGGCAAAAATGAAAATAATTCGGCTTCTATATTAATAACGAATGGTTCTTCAGTTGAACGTATATCATCAGACGGTATTGATTATTTATTAAGCACGTTAAAACATCCAGAACAATCCACAGCTATTTTTTTTAGGCAAGATGGCCATTTTTTTTATCAACTAACCTTTTTTAACCCCGCTGATAACTTAACATTGTTTTATGATTTTAATACAAAACGATTTTTTCATGCATCTGATGAAAATTTAAACTTTCATCCTGCAAGACAACTTGTCTTTTTCAATGACACCACCTATTTCATTTCATTGCATGATGCCAGTATTTATAATATGTCAACGGAATTTGTTACGTATAATTATAATCTATCCCCTACAACCATAGGAAAAATGATTCCTAGAATTCGAATTTGTAAATCTATACGATTAGAAAATTCTGAACGGTTTAGGGTAAGAATGTTTACCTTTTGGATAGAACAAGGGGTTAATAATTATTACTTAATGCCTTATCCTGCGAATTTTTGCGATGGATTACTCATTACTCAAACTGGAAATCATCATATTGTAACGCAAAAAGGCGATCTTATTCTTTCACAAAGTGGTAGTTGCAATTCAATCTTTGATATACCGCGTGTCGATCTATCTTTTTCTAAAAATGGCAACGAATCGTTTAGCAATATTGTGGGTAATAATTTGAACCCTCAAGGACGTTATATAAATCAAATAAGATGGTGGAATTTTGGTCAGGCCAATGAATTGACTCCGCAACTAAGATTTTGGGGATTTCAAAGATTTGTAGCAAAAGATGGAGTAGCTGAGCTAATTGTATGAGTATTTCGTCATTACCAGTTTTTTATGACATGTATTATGTCGAATTTGATAAGTTAAATCCTGAAAATAATGGACGATTAACGGCAGATGCATATCTTTTTAATGACCAAACATTTCAAGTATTAAATTATGTCGTGACATTACTTAATTTATTGGTAAATAGTGCTATTATTAACAATACTATTGTAAATAATGGGGTGCAGTTTCCTCAGTTTACAACAGCACAAATAACGGCACTTGTACCCAATGCTGTAGTGGGAACCGTCTGGTTCAATACGACACTGGCTAAATTACAAGTACTCACAGCACCAGGTGTTGTTGAAACCGTTACAAGCACATAAGGAGATGTCCCATGAGTTGGCTAAGTGATTTTTTTAAGGGAGGTAAAAATCCCGCAGATGCAGCAATGCCTTTCTTAAATCAAATTCCAGGTATGGAAAAGCAATATTATGATCCATTCATAAATTATGGGAAACAAGCTGCGACTACGTTATCTCCACAATTTAATCAAATGAGTACTGATCCGGCCGGATTTCTAGAAGGATTAATGAATAAATATGAACCTTCTCGTGCTTATCAATTAAGAAATGAAGAAGCATTACGATCTGCCGGTAATACCGCAGCAGCAGGCGGAATGAGAGGAAGTCTCGGGGATATTAAAAATGAATCACGTATTTCAGATGCCCTTTTAGGACAAGATATGCAGCAATGGCTTCAAAATGTATTAGGCCTTCAACAACAAGGCGAACAGGGATTAAGTCATGAATTTGATACGGGTTTTAATGCATCAAATGCATTAGCAGGTGATTTATCCAATGTGCTTGGAACACAGGGACAGCTCGCCTTTCAGGGGCAAGCAAATCAAAATAGAAGCAGAAGCGATGCCCGCTCGGGTCTATTACAAGCATTATCAGGTATTGCAGGTTTTGGATTGCCAGGTGGCGGAACTATTGGTGGATCGCTTTTTAATAGCATTTCTAATCGATTTTTCTAAAGGACCCTCTCATGCCATTTCAACCAATAGATTTTGCACGCATTGAACCACAAGGAAATCCGTTTTTGAGAGATTTCGTGCAGAATTTAGCTGCCGGTTATAAAGCTGGACAATTGCCACAACAATTAGAGAGACAAGGCGAACAAGAAAGACTTGCAAATGCCATGCAAAGTTTATTGTTGCAACAACAACCTCAAAAATTTGGCGAAGAATCACAAGGACGACAGTTAGAAAATGCGTGGAGATCCATATTAAATAGACAACAGCCTCAAAAATTTGAGTCTGAAATGGAAAATGATGCTATGCAGCGCGCCTTCCAGAAAGCACAGACCGGTAAAATAAATACCATGACGCCTTTGGAAGCTCGCGAATTATCGCTAAAAAATCAACTTTATCCCGAATTAACAAGATCTCAAATTGCCAATAATCTTGCATTATCAAAACAACGCGAATTAGGATTAACTGGATTAGGGACGGGTGGAAAAGAAGAGTTTTTTTATCAAAATTTAACCGCAAAAAGCAATCCTAACTTAAATCCCAATCAAGTATTTGAAGCCGCGAACGCCGTTCGAGAAGGAAAAACCACATTAGCCGATGGTACAAAGATAAATGTAACGCCGGCTATGATATCTTCATTGGATAGAATTGTTAAATACGGCACTACAGGCGAACTTATTTCAAATAGAAAACGAGGGGAGCAAGCCGAAAAAGAAGTCGATGTTTTGCGTAAATATATCAGTGATGCTATGGCGCCGTATGGGGATACGATTGCTGGTGTTAGTCCCAAACAAATTGCCGATACATTTTCAAATAAGAAAGAAGATCAACTTAATTTAGGAAAATTGGCAGGCGCTCAACAATTACAAGTTGATTTTGCGGCTAATCAAAATATATTGAATAGCGGTCGTCCAACGGCGACTATTACTCGCGAAATATTGCGCGACAGTGAAGCTAAGATTAAGACCCATTGGCCCTTCATGTCGAATGTTGCACGACAAGAATCTATGCGATATATATCAGAAGCATTAAAAGAAGCGTTTAAAGCACGTAAATCGGTATCTTTGGGTGCATCAGATGTCAATATTTCAGGTAATAAAGAAACAAAATCTAGCAATCGATTGAAATTTAATCCATCGACTGGGGATTTTGAATGATTGTAGAACTTCCAAATGGTCAAGAGCTAGAGTTTCCTGATGGAACATCCAAGGAAGTTATGCGAAATGCTATTCATAAGCATTTCCCAGAATATGCTTTAAAAGCAGAAACGCCAAGTGTCGGTGAAGATATCGCAGGCAGCATCCGAGGAGCGCCCACCGCACTTTATGAAGCATTTACTAATCTTCCAAGAGAAATTACCGAATCGGGACGTCAAATTTATAATAATCCTATCCGATCTGCTGAAAACATTGGAGCTGGTTTGCTCGAAGGCCTTAAGGGAGGCATTAATATTCCATCTAATGTCGCGGCTTATTTACAAAGTCGTGGCATTGGAGAAGGAAAAGTTGAAAATTTCATCAAATCCTTACATATACCTGATACAGGTCTTGAAAAACAAATACTTGGTGAAAATCAAGCAGGTGATGAATTTTTGCGTTCGCTTGGATCGTTTGCACCTTATGCACGATTAGGAGGACTCGCCAAAGGATTAGGAGGAGCAGCGCGGCGCGCGTCTGCAACGGCTGCGTATGCAGCTGGCCAGGAACAAGATCCTTTACAAGCCGCTTTGATGGGGTTAGGAGCTGAAGGTGCTACGCGTGGTATTCAAAATATTGCAAAACCTGGAAAATTTTTACCCTCTTCCCCTTTATCTTCCGAAGAATTAGAAAATGCTGCCAATGTTACACGTGGAACTGAAACAAGTTTAGGCAATGTCATTGAAAATCCCTTTCTTAAAAAACAATTTGAAAATACCATTTCTCAACTTCCTTTGTCTGGGGCTAATCAAGCCATGCAGAGAACCGCAAATGAAATAAAAAATAGAGGGGAGAATATATTAGATACATTCAAGGGGGAACAAGAAGTTGGCGATATTGGCCAACGATTGATGGAAGCTTTGAAATCTTCTGCTCAAGAAACGCGAAAGATAAAAAATGAAAAATTCACAAAATTAAATGAGGCGGCGGATAAAGAAGGTGTTACCACTAATCGGTCTAATCTCATTGAGACAGCTCAAAAAACATTAGACGAAATCAAAGATGATCCCCACTTAGCAAGTTTTACTGATGCTACAGCAAAAGGAATTTTACAAGATATTGTAAAAGAAAAAAATAAAGGTAACTATTCGCTTAAAAATACTGATCTATTGCGAGGAAAAATAGGAAAGAAGATTAGAGATGCATATCAGACAGGAAATACAGACCTTAAAGATATATTACAACCTTTGAAAGATGCAGCTACTAAAGATATAAATGATGCAATTGATAAAGCCGATAAACCAAATCTTAATGAATTACGCAATGATGCATTTAAGTATTATCAAAATGAATATGCACCATTTAAGGAACCTGAAATTGAGAAATTCACAATAAAGGGGGGTGATCCCGACGTTTTGGCCGCCAGTTTCTTCAAAAAATCAACATTATCCGATAGGGGTAATCTTCTTAATAAATTAACTTCAAAGTTATCGGATAAAGATAAAGATTTATTGTCCTATTCTTATTTTTCAAATGCTATTAAAAAAGGAAAATTTAATCCTAAGAAATTAGAAGGTTTATATGCTGATTTAGGTGAAAAACAAAAAAATGCATTACTGAGTCCAGAAAAACAAAAACAATTAGAGGATTACAGTAAATTAGTCGAAAAAAATGAGCATCCACTTTCACTTATGTTTAATCCAAAGACAGGTTATGCCGGACTTAATGAAATTCCATGGAAAACTATGCTATCTGGCGCTTTAGCAGGTGCAAAAGTAGGTGGTTCAGTTATGGGAATTCCAGGCGCTGTGGTAGGTGGGGTGGGAGGTGCATTTGCGCCAGGCGTTCTCGCAAAGCCCCTTGTAAAACAATTAACAAATCCTACTAGGCGAGAAAGATTGATTGAGCGTATGATAGCAGCACGAGCAAAAGAAAAATTTATTCCCCAAAAAAATATTTCTTCATTGATACAAGCGCTTATGCAGGTTTCATCTCAAGGAAAAGATGATATAAATAATCGAGGGATCGAGAATGCCATTAGATGAACGATATTTTGTAACAAGCGATTTATCGCCCTATTTTGTTGATAAAAATACTGGCTTACCGCTTGCCAATGGATCTATCTCATTTTATAGAGATGTCGCTAGAACTACGCCAAAAACCGTATATCAATTAATTGGTGCGCCTCCCAATTATTTTTACGTTCCTTTGCCAAATTCGGTTCCCCTAAGTGCGGTTGGACAACCTCAAAATGGAAGTGGCGATAACGTAATTATTTATTATTATCCTTATGATAGCGAAGGAAATCTTGACCTTTATTATATTGTAGTAGCGGATAGTAATGGTGTTATGCAGGAAACTATAGAAGCGTGGCCAAATATAACAGGGGACAATAATCCTACGCAAAATGATTTTTCTATTTCAAATCAGATATCAAATGCGCAATTCACAGAAACTTTTTTAAATAAGAATGCGCCAACCATTTATAGTGTTACGGCTGCTTCCAATAAAGTCTTTGCTTTTGCTCCAAATTGGGATTTTATTATTAGCGGTACAGGATCAGTTACCATCCAAAGAATTGCCATTGCAGGAAATGATAAAATTATCACCAGTCCCCCTTATGTTTTAGATGTTGCATTATCAAGCGGTATTACAAAGTGTCACTTACGACAAAGATTTAATAAAAATTCAGGTTTATGGGCAAGCACAGAGAATCAACCGGTTTTTTTATCTGGTAATTTAATTGCTATTAATCAATTAGCTGGGGAAACTGGCATAGAAATGTTCTATGTTGAATCGAGTGGTGGTTCAACTATTCCTATCGTACAACAAAATTTTGATAATTCACGATATAAGTTTTTAATCGGTGTAACAGAAAATCCTATCCCTTTATCAACCAATACTGATCTAGGCGATAATGGATATATCGACATATATATATCTTTTTTAGAAAATTCACATGTTCGAATCAGCAGTATTCAAATTGTTCCTACTTTAAAATCGACACTTATTCCATTTGAACTTAATTCCTCTAAGCGCGAACAAGCATTTATGGGAGATTATTATATTCCTAAATTAAATAGTCGTCCGCAACCAAGTATTTTGACGGGATGGGATTTTACGGTAAATCCTTTTCAATTTGGATCAACTGTAACTTTCGGTGATTTAACAATTAAGTATATTTGCGATCAAACAATTGCCCGATCCGGAACAAGCGGTACTGTTGTAGCTACTATTGATGGCATTACAAATGGATTAAAATTAACGACAGCAGGAAATAATGATGCATTCTATTTAATGCAATATTTGTCAGGCAATGATGCTAAAAACATTTTAGGGACGCCACTTTCTGTAAATTTTTTTGGATATGTAAGTAGCAATTCTGATCCCGTTACCATGCGCGTTTATTTATTTAGAGCGTCTTCGGGAGCATCTATTCCTATTGCCCCCGCGTCTATTGGATCTATATCAGCAAGTGGTATATTTACATTAACAGAAGCCGGCTGGACAGAAATTCCTCGAAGTGGTCTCGATACAGCAACGGCTATTTTGTCGCGCGTATCTACAAATGATGCTATTAATAATGAAACAAATGATATTCCATTTACCGGATGGCAATTAACTGATCCTGCGCAAATAGGAAATACTGATAAATTTGCTATTGTGGTTACATTTGCCTACCCTGATACATCCACGGTTATAACAATTAATTCCATTTCATTGATACCAAGTGCCATCCCAGCACGGCCTGCGCCTGAAAGTTTTGATACCGTATTAAGAAAATGTCAGTATTATTATGAAACGAGTTATGATAGGGGATTATATGGAGGTGCCAATTCCAATAATGGCGTTATTATAACGAATCAAAATATATTAGAATCGGCTGGACCAGCTACATCTATTTATGCATCATTTATTGGTGTTAGATATATTGTTACAAAACGTATTCCTGTGATAGCACCTCGTATTTACGCACCCGATGGTACGTTTGATAATGTTTTTATGGCGATTTATCAAACGAATGTTACGCTGGTAAGTAGTAACATTCCGATAGCGGGTAATTGGACATTTTCAAATACAGGTTGCACAGGATTTTCAATGAAGCCGGTTAATTTATCTACGTGGCTTATTAGATCTTTTGATTTTATAACTAATCCAGTACAAGGCATGGCATTTTTACATTTCGTAGCGGACGCACGATTGGGCATTGTTTAACATTTACTAAAAGGAATTAAAATGTCTACACCTATACCTTATTTATCACAACAACCTGTTGATGATTTTGGCCTTCTTTTTTCTAATTTATCGTATAGCGTAACGCTTAATGTAGCGACAGATACGACATTAGTGGTTCCTTCTGTGGCATCCCGTTTTAAAGCAGTTATTAGAATTAGAGCAGGAGCAGTCGTCTGGGTGGCTTTAAATAATATTGCTACCCTTCCTGCGGGAAATACATTTGCACCAACAAAATCAGAAATTATTAGTGTCACCGGACTTTGCCGCGAAGTAAGGGCTGGCGATGTATTACATTTTATTACGAATGACCCCTCTATGGACGTGAGTGTTGCATTCTACGCAATAGGGACAAATAACTAATTTCTAACTGGGAGCCATGGAATGGCAGACGTACGCTTTGATCAATTTGTAGATGGCGGAGAAATGCAAATCGGGGATATTCCCGTTGGGCTGCGTACAAGCGATCTTACGAACAATTTTAAATTTAATTTTCCAGGAAGTGGCATTAAAGACAGTAGTGGAAATTATTTATTTCAATATGAGACTGTTGGCGCATTAGCTATTAATGCTTTAAAATTAATAAATTCCATTTCTGGAACGCCTACTATATTAACGGCATCGGGGCCTGATCTAAATATTGATATTAGCATAATACCTGTTGGGGATGGTGTATTAACTTTAGATACATTGGCATGGCCAATTTCCGACGGCTTACCTGGATCCTTTCTTATTACAGACGGTGCAGGTCATCTGCAATTTACTAATGGCAGTATTATTACTTACATTACCGGTACTAATCACCAAGTATATGCCAATAATACATTTGGGATTCCACAAACTGGATCTGTTTTATTAACACTGCCTCAAGATATTGATACAACGAGTTCTCCCACGTTTGATGCTCCTATCTTTACTGCTCCTTTATTAGGAACTCCTGCCTCGGGTATTTTAACAAATTGTACTGGATTGCCACTTACTACGGGCGTTACCGGCATATTGTTGCCAATTAATGGAGGAACAGGTGTTAACAATGGCGCATCGACATTAACGTTAGGCGGTTCACTCACGACAGCGGGTGCATTTGCATCTACATTTACGATGACAGGGACGACAAATGTCACGTTCCCAACGATTGGTACATTAGCTACAACGAGCCAACTTCCAATACCGGCCGCTTTAACTGAAGTCAACGATACAAATGTAACAATGACATTGGGTGGAACACCAGCTACGGCTCTTTTACAGGCCGTTTCCATGACGTTGGGGTGGACAGGCGAGTTATCACCTACGCGCGGAGGAACAGGTGTTAACAATGGCGCATCGACATTAACGTTAGGCGGTTCACTCACGACAGCGGGTGCATTTGCATCTACATTTACGATGACAGGGACGACAAATGTCACGTTCCCAACAAGTGGAACATTAGCCACAACGAGTCAACTTCCAATACCGGCCGCTTTAACGGAAATTGATGACACGAACGTAACAATGACATTAGGTGGAACACCAGCTACGGCTCTTTTACAAGCGGTTTCCATGACATTGGGATGGACGGGTCAGTTAAGTCTGGCGAGAGGTGGTACAAATGCCAACTTAACGGCTTCAAATGGTGGTATCGTTTATAGTACGGCAAGTGAATTAGCAATTTTGGCAGGAACTTCTACGGCTAATCAAATGCTGCAATCGGGTGCGTCGTCTTCTCCAGCATGGTCTAGTGCTACGTGGCCTTCTACGACTACGATTAATCAATTACTTTATAGCAGTGCTACAAATACAGTTTCTGGATTAACGACAAATAATAGCGCTCTCTTAATAACTACTGCTTCAGGTATTCCACAGTTTACAACGTCTTTAACTGATGGTCAGCTTGTTATCGGATCAACGGGTAATTCACCTGCGGTCGCTAATTTAATAGGAGGAACCAATGTTACGATTACGAACGGTCCTGGGAGCATTACCATTAATGCCGCTGGCTCGGGTGTCGTTCCTGCCGCTTTAACTGAAGTCAACGATACAAATGTAACAATGACATTGGGTGGAACACCAGCTACGGCTCTTTTACAAGCGGTTTCCATGACATTGGGGTGGACGGGTCAGTTAAGTCTGGCGAGAGGTGGTACAAATGCCAACTTAACGGCTTCAAATGGTGCTATTGTTTATAGTACGGCAAGCACACTTGCTTTAACCTCTCCATTAACAAATGGACAACTTGTTATTGGGTCAACAGGTTCTGCGCCTGTGACGACCACCTTAACGGCAGGTGCAAATGTTACGATTACGAACGGACCCGGGAGCATTACCATTAATGCCGCTGGCTCGGGTGTCGTTCCTGCCGCTTTAACGGAAGTCAACGACACGAACGTAACAATGACATTGGGTGGAACGCCAGCCACGGCTTTGTTGCAAGCGGTTTCTATGACATTGGGATGGACGGGTCAATTATCACCGATTCGCGGAGGAACAGGTGTTAACAATGGCGCATCGACGTTAACGTTAGGCGGTTCACTCACGACAGCGGGTGCATTTGCATCTACATTTACGATGACAGGGACGACAAATGTCACGTTCCCAACGATTGGTACATTAGCTACAACGAGCCAACTTCCAATACCGGCCGCTTTAACGAGAGTCAATGATACGAACGTAACAATGACATTGGGTGGAACACCAGCTACGGCTCTTTTACAAGCCGTTTCCATGACATTGGGGTGGAGGGGTCAGTTAAGTCTGGCGAGAGGCGGTACAAATGCCAACTTAACGGCTTCAAATGGTGCTATTGTTTATAGTACAGCAAGCGCACTTGCTTTAACCTCTCCATTAACAAATGGACAACTTGTTATTGGGTCAACGGGAGCGGCACCTGTAACGACCACCTTAACGGCAGGTGCAAACGTTACAATTACTAATGGACCAGGCAGTATTACTATTAGTTCTACAGGTGGTGGTGGCGGCGTCACGCCATCGCCGCTAACTGAAGTCAACGATACGAACGTAACAATGACATTGGGTGGAACACCAGCTACGGCTCTTTTACAAGCCGTTTCCATGACATTGGGGTGGACGGGTCAGTTAAGTCTGGCGAGAGGTGGTACAAATGCCAACTTAACGGCTTCAAATGGTGCTATTGTTTATAGTACAGCAAGCGCACTTGCTTTAACCTCTCCATTAACAAATGGACAACTTGTTATTGGGTCAACGGGAGCGGCACCTGTAACGACCACCTTAACGGCAGGTGCAAACGTTACAATTACTAATGGACCAGGCAGTATTACTATTAGTTCTACAGGTGGTGGTGGCGGCGTCACGCCATCGCCGCTAACTGAAGTCAACGATACAAACGTAACAATGACATTGGGTGGAACACCAGCTACGGCTCTTTTACAAGCTGTTTCCATGACATTGGGGTGGACTGGAACATTGTCTGTAACAAGAGGGGGAACCGGCAACGGTTCGCACACTCCTTATGCCGTATTGTGCGGAGGAACTACAAGTACAAGCGCGGTACAAAGTATTGCGTCTGTTGGTACTTCAGGACAAGTACTTACTTCTAATGGCGCTGGCGCTCTTCCTACTTTTCAGTCAGTTGCTGCATCAACTGGCCGTTTAATCAACGTCCAAGTATTTAAGACGAGTGGAACTTATACGCCAACATCTGGCATGACACATTGCATTATCCAGTGCGTAGGAGGAGGTGGGGCAGGTGGTGGCGCGCCAAGTAATATTACAAGCGCTTCTGCTGCTGGTGGGGGCGGTTCTGGTGGTTTCTCACAATCTTATGTAACATCCGCCACCATTGGTGGAAGTCAAGCTGTGACAATTGGCGCCGGTGGTACTGGCGTATCAAATGGAAATGGTAATGCGGGCGCTAATACATCGGTAGGTGCAATTGTTATTGCTAGAGGAGGTTCAGGTGCGCCAGTTGCAGGAGCGATAGGATCAGTTGTTCAATTCTATATTGGTGCAGCCGGTGGTGTAGTAGGAACTGGAGATATAACATTTGAGGGAAGTCCTGGTGATAATGGTGTTGGTGGGAGCGGTGCTACTCAAACAATATCGGGAAGCGGCGGTAATAGTTGCTTTGGAGGAGGAGGACGATCTATTCAGGCAAATGGCACAGGTAGTAGCGCAACTGCAAATTCTGGCGGAGGTGGCGCGGGGGGTGCTAGTTTTGCAGGAGGAGGAAATCAAGCTGGCGGAAATGGCGGCTCAGGCATAGTCATAATTTATGAATACAGTTAATATTAATTAATTAAAAATCTTACAATCTATAAAGGAGTATAGAAAATGCCAATTTTAAATATACAACCAAACCAAATGGGACAGTCCGGCGTTTTTCCGGCTATGGTTTTTATTTTAACCAATGACACATTAGCTCAGGTGATCGCGCCAGGTTATTTAAATGGTGTAGTACAAAAATTTGGGATCCCATTATCTGAAGCAGACATTGCATTAGTCACTACAAAAACATCTCCAAACTCTCGATCAACACAAGTTGGATGGTTCGCTGTTACGCAAACAAACGGAAATTGGGGATTAACCGCTACAACATCAGGGAGCGGCATAGTTTTACCAACAACTGCAAATCACATAGCAACATATACAAACACACTCGGTCAATTATCTGAAGATCCAGCAACGGCTAGTACAAATGGTGCGCTATCTGCTGGAACTACAATTACAGCTGGTACCGGTATCACTGCAACCACTGGTAATATCGTTTCAACCGCTGGAAATGTGACCGCCGGTGGTATAGTACAAGGTGGAAATGTGCAAGCTGGTTCAAATGGTGCAACTGGCCAATTTATTTCCTATCCATCGACGTCTAATAATGGATTTTTAGTTATACAGGCCGTGAACGCGGGAGGGCCTTATGTAACGACTATTAATACTGGCACGATGGGCCAATCTACGGCTTATACGGTACCTGATATTGGCGCAACAACAGGTGGCATCGTCGTTGCAACATCAAATATTCGTATGAAATCTGGATCAGCCACGGTACCCAGCGGATTAACTAATAATGTTATAACAGATGCATTTTGTACAAGTAGCAGTAATGTGATAGGTAATTTTAGTTCACAAGCATCTCCGGCTAGTGTTTTAACAATAACGCCAGGAAACGGCTCTTTTGTAGTAACATGTTCTGCTATTCCAGGAAATTTCACATTTAATTATATTATTATCAAATAAAGGAGATAATTTATGACAAAAGATATTTTAGAAGCACGTATGAAAGAATTATTAAATTTGATTAATAAAAGCGCTGAAAATTTTCAAATTTTAAAGGCACAAGTAGAAAACGCTACAAATAATCACAATACCCTCGTTGGGCGTTTTGAAGAAGCAAAAGCACTCTATGAAAAATTTGATTCGCCTGAATCTGAAAAAGTGATAGAAACACATGTAGCTGAGTAATGTATTTTCTTTAACCTCCTCGTGGCAGACCTGCAACTGTTAAATATTATTTAACAGTTGCAGTTATGTTAACTATATAAAGAGACGATATTATGCGCCCTACAAAGCATGTTATTAATCTTATCATTAGAAAAGCTATTATTTTTTTTCGGCGTCCTGTTGTGGTTTATATTTTGATTTCCTATTTATTATTATTAGCTACTTTCTTTATGGAAATTCGTGATTCATACAAAAAGAATGAAAAGATGATGACCTATTCCTATTTTGACTTTATTGTTAATGAAGAAGCCGACGATTCTGTCTTAATGCATACATCGCCCAATTGCACCAAATAATTGTATAATTTTTATTCAATCTAAGAGAAATAGCGTAATAAAAGCTAAAAAAATAAAATATATGCCAATATACACATCTTTATTCACATGATTTGTGGATAATTCCCATTTTTTGACAGCTCTAACAAATTTCTGATAGGGTTAACACGGTAAGTTCCTATTTAATTTATTGAGGAGATATATATCATGCGATATGTAAAACATTTATCAGCAGCATTAATTGCATTAGGGTTAAGTGCGCCTATTCTTGCAAATAACAATAATACGGTTGTAATTCCTAGTCAGCATGGTGGTTTTAAAGTTGGCATTGATTCACTCTATCTTCGTAATAATGCTATTACTAATTTTAGCGATACCTCTTATGATTTAGGTTTATACGGACAAGTCGGATATTTATTCCAAGGAACTGGCAATGATTTAACGGCCGCTTATACCTATCTTCGCGCCGATAACAATGATTCTATGAATATAGATATGGTTGATTTAGAAGCAGGTCAACGTTTAGTTGCAGGTTCTTTAGATATGCGCCTATTTGGGGGATTGCGTTATAGTCACGTAAATTATTCTTTTGATAATAATGTTGACGCTATTTCTAGTAAATTTCATGGAATGGGTCCGCGTTTTGGTACTGATGTACATTATCATTTGTCTAACGAATTCGGTCTTGCTACGCATATAAGCAGTGCGTTAATAGCTGGAACGTTTACAACTAAATATAATGGTGAAAAAAAGAATATTTCAGAAAGTATGAATGGTATTGTTCCTAATGTGGGAGCCAAATTGGGTGTTGATTACACGTATACGGTTGCAAATGATAGTAAATCCTTAGTGGTATTGGAGGCAGGCTATCAAGTGGATCATAATTTCAAAGTACTTGATAATTGTGTAGATGCAAGTTTTAACGGTCCTTATATTGATGTCAAATATTACGCATAGTAGTCTTATTATATAGTTAGGTAAAAAACCAATTCCCTCGAATTCGGGGGAATTGGTTTTTTTATAGGTGTTAATCAGGAGGATTTCACAAATGACAACGAAAGGACGTCTAAAATCAGGAGATTTATCCGAAAGCGCTATCCAAAAAGCTGTTATGGAATGGGTACGCCTTCAGCCTACCATACGAGATTTCATCATCCATATCCCCAATGAAGGAAAACGTACGACGAGTTATGGTAAATCCTTAAAGGATATGGGCATGCGTTCTGGTGTGTCCGATTTATTCATAGCGATGCCACGTCATGACTGTAACGGCGCCTGGATTGAATTGAAGAGCAAAAATGGGATTTTACGTCCCGAACAAAGAAAATTCTTGGAAGATATGGAGTCTCAGAACTATTTCGCTATAACCTGTTTTTCGATTGAATCTGCCATAGGGACAATAGAGTGGTATTGTTTTTAAAGGTGTCGAATTAGAAACGTTACTTAAATATTAATATCATAAAATTCAGACATATAAGAACGCCTAAGAAACGTAAATAATTTAAAATATTCTTATTAATATCTATTAATTCTTCAATATTTCTATTTATACAGTTTAATATTTCTATATTTTCGTTCGTAAATTCTAAATTTTTCATACGATTTACCCCTTCCTTCAGAATAACATAAGAAAGAAATATAAAAGCGATTGGGAAAAATATAAAAAGGCGATAACCACGCCTGCGCTTTTTTTTAAAGCGGGCGACGCCGCCTTTCGCCTAACCCTTTATTTATAAGGCTTTTCGTACATATCAGATATTTTGATTTACCCCTTTCGCCTTATTTTCGCCTGATCCATTAATTATCCCGGTTCGTCACTCTATCATATTGCCGACTTCGGAAAAACGATCAGCGCGTGACAAATTGTCACGGGTTGTACGATTTTTTCGTATGAGTGGAATTTATCGGTTAAATTAAATACGTAGTGTAGTTTACGTTTAACTCATTGACATATCAGTGACATTAGTTAAAATATGACCATTAAATAAATCAAAGTTAATCTATTCCTCTTCTGATCATTAAATTTAACCAGGAACTAATAAATAAAGGGATTTCTCACTTTTTAGGGGTCACTTTATGAAAATTGGTTATGCCAGAATCTCAACCCGAGACCAGTCCCTACAATTACAGATCGAAGCACTCGAAGCAGCGGGCTGTGAAAAAATCTACCAAGAGACTGCGAGCGGTGCTAAAACGGCGAGACCCATTCTTGATGACTTAATGAATAATATTAGAGAGGGTGATACGTTAGTTATCTGTAAGTTGGATAGATTAGGAAGAAACTTGGCCCATCTGTTGCAATTAATAGACCAGTTAAAGACCAAAAAAGCATTTGTCATTAGTCTCAATGATCCAATTGATACAACGACTCCTCACGGCATGATGATGTTTCATCTATTTGGTATGGTGGCAGAATATGAACGCGCCATGATAATGGAACGCATCAGCGCGGGTATAAAAGCGGCCCGCTTACGTGGTATAAACGGGGGTCGCAAAAAGGGATTATCAGAAAATGCCAAGGAAAAAGCCAAGCTCGCACAAATCTTATATAAGTCTAACAATATCCCTGTGAGTGCTATTACAAAACAACTCGGCATCTCAAGACCCACCTTATACACCTATTTAAGATATCGAGGGGTAAAAATTGGCGTATCGCCTATAAAACCGTTAGAAGAGGATGCGTCTTCTCAAGTAGCTGTTTGATCGAGATCTTCTTTAGATAATGATTGTCTTATCATTTCTTCTATTTGAATCGCAATAGGAAGCGTAGATAAACATTCTGTAGATTTTCCATCTGTTGAGTATACTAATGCGTCGCCATTCTTACCTTTCGAAAGAAATATAACGTCCTCATTTTCCATCTGAATCCTCTTTATAAAATTCCTTAGATATGAAGGTCTTATGAAGTTCTTCCATTAAATTTCTTTGGTTAACTTCGGGCCATTTTTCAAAATCGGGCCATTTTTCAAAAATTGAAGAAACCGGTTGTAGTAAAGCATTACCTGATGTTCCTATATTATAATTTCTTGGATCATCGGACTTATAGATATTCATAAATTTCAACTCTTCCTCGATATTTATTTCTTCATTTTCCATCGGAATCCTTCTTTAGCATCATGATTACCATTTCTTTTGTTATTTCTTCTAGAAATGAAACTCTCTCATGCAGCTTTTGAATTTTAAGCTCGAAATATTCTTTATCTTGTATTTCTTCTTCAAAATGCATGTTATCCATTTTATTTATCCTTCAAAAATTCATGTAATCTATGTCTTTTAGAAATTTCTTTTAATTCTTCGGCTAATAAAAAAGCTTTTAATTCTTCTCCTAATTCTTCAGCTAATAAAAAAGATTCCCTATTACGTGATTCTTCTTCAAGAAGTCGTTTACTGTTATTCATATCACTTTGAAAATTCTCCATCAATTTATCCAATTTGTGCGATTGAACAGGAACTATATTGTTATTTTCCATAAAAATTCTCCTTTTTTCATTATCATATTAACTACTTCCGGAAACTGTATTTCAGGCGAAATAGGTTCCAATCGATACCATATAATACCATTCATCATATAGACTGTGTAATTCAATGGTTGTTCTATTTCCTTGCTCTTCTTATCAAACTTCTTAAAAAGGAACTTCTTCATCATCCATATGTAAAGATATATCCGGTCCATGGCTTTCCTCAGATTTTGGTATAGTGTCTTTTTTCATATTGGGTAAAAATTTTACTTCGTTGCCAATGACAGAATGAATAATACGATTCTTTCCATCTTCTTCTATTTTCTTATTACTAATTTCACCTTCAATATAAATTAACTCACCCACATTTGAATATTTTTCAACAACTTCAGCAAGTTTGTTAAAGAAATTAACGATATGCCAAGTGGTTATTTCGGTTGCCTGTCCTTTTGAATCAATATATTTTCGGCTCGTTGCAAGCGATAAAGTACAGATGTGCGAACCATTTCTTGTAGGTTTATAGGTTTTTTTTCCTATTCTTCCAAGTAAAGTGACCTTATTTATCATAATTTTCTTCCTGTAAGTGCGTTAAATCATCCTTATCTTCTATTATATTATTGAGTATTGCCGAACATTCTTCTAATTCTTCAAGCGAATACTCGTTATTCTCTATAAGAACCTGTATGGCATTTAGGATGGTGCTTTTCAAATATTTCTTACGTTCTTCGGCCATTTTATCGTCCAATGGGATAAGATTTTATTTTTGTTTTAATACTTTTACACTTTTCTCTCCTATATATATCTATATTATCTTCTATATACATGAGTAAATCCGATAATTTATCTGCCACTTCCTCCAATTGAACTTCTTTTTGTTCAGTAAATTTTGAAAGTTCTTTTAAACGATTACTAATTTTATTTATCAAATATATATCTTCCATGTTATTTTTTACCATTTTTTATCCCTTGTAATTGAAATAAAAACACTTTTGCCTGTGCATCACTCAAATCTGAAAGCTTTTCGACTCTGAAATAATTAAGTGCTTTTAGTTTCCTGGAATCATCAAAGGATTGTTCTTCCATTAATATCTCAATTTTATTGATATCATCTTGTGAAATGGGTTTATCTTTATCGCCAATGACATTTTCCTTTGATTCATTATTCATTGGTTTTTCTTCTTCATTTAATAACACAGTATTTTTTGGCATTCCTTTAAGAAGCTGTTCTTTTAATTTATCGACTTGGCTAGTTGGTGATGTAACATTCACGATTTCACCTTCAATGACTTTCTCATCATCTTGCTCAATCTCAGCAATGCGAAGTCCTCGAAGGGCATCGGCGAACTTGTCTCTTAATGCCAATGAACGCGCTCGCATTTGTAACATACGTTCTGGATAAGCTGACCATACGCCACCTTTCTTTAATAATCCCGCACGTTCAGCGTCTTGCATGGTAAAGGATTTCGAATGCGGTTCATGTCCTTTTCTAATGACGGTACAAATATAACCTATGACAACTTGTCCATTATAAATAGGTTCTTCTTTAATAGATTTGCATTCTGGATGATTGAGAACCAGTGACAATAAACCATCTCCCCATAAACAAGGACGGCCATTAATGACGGCAACGTCTTGTAATGATTGTTCCACGGGGAACCCTAATTGATATCCCATTGCCATAGCAACAAAGATATCTTCGGGTTTTCCACGGTAAGCCGTTGGAATGACGGCAGACTTTGACAATGTCTCCGCGACCTTTTGATAATGAGGAAATAAAGCTGGAGCAAAAAGACTGTCCTCTAAACGAGAAGCCTTTTCAGCTTGAACTTTCTCAAGCTGAAATTTTAAACTCATGATTTCAGCTTCTTGTTTGGCTATTCGTAGTTCTTGTTGGATTGATGCGAGTTCGTTAGTCATTGGTTTCTCCGTTGAATTTTACAAATTTATTAATAATTTTTAACATACGTTGTGGATAATCTGCCCAATGGATTTCTTCTTTAGATGATTTAATTTTTTCATTTAATAATAATTCATATTTTTCTTGTGTAAGATATTTTCCTTTTATTAATTTATTCATTTCATTTTCAATTACATATTCCGATTTATTTAATGAATCTATATATTTTTTCAATGATTCATTGTTCATTATTTTTCCCCCTTAAGTAAAAAAGTCCTCGATCCTCGCTTATTCGTTTTCCATGTCACCAATGGAATACCAGACTCATTCGTCAAGCATTCACAGTCATTCATATATTGCATGATAGTAAATCGACTTTGTTCCTCTATATCTTGCAATTCTTTTATCTTAATTTTGGCATCATTGAGATTGAGTATATGACTATAAATTTCATCCGAGATAGGAATAGATTTTCCAGATGCATGCCGAGGATACATCATTCGCAAATCTATCTGATTGGTAGCTGGCGGGGCGGTTTCATTTTGAATAGCATTCCAAAATGCTTGACCTGCATCGATGACGGTCTTCTCAAGCTCAAAATCGCGAGTATATTTGTATTGTCTGTAATCATGCCCACCAATTAGGACAGCAATATGTGCAGAATCGACATTCATCACGGAACAATAGTGCGCTACTTGAACCAGGTAGGCCATAGGAATAGTATCACTTCCATTTTCACCCCATTCATGCGCCATAAATTGAGACGAGCATTTTACTTCTAAGACAGAATCCCAATTTACAATATAACCATCAATATTGGCTCTCATAAAATCATAGAATGGATGTATAAGCGTATCTGGTGTTTCAATAATGACTTTATTCCTGTCGGCAAATTCGTCTCGAATAATACCTTCCAAACGATTTCCCCAGTACTGAAGTGGTGACATTTCGTCACTGGTTGAAAGAATGCCTTTCTTTTCAAGATATAATTGATAGGGTGTTTTGTAATTTGATAATCCGAGTATTATTGGCATATCTGAACCACCGACACCCAATTTTCTTTGTTCCTTTTGCTCTTCTGTAATCATCCTTTCCTCTCATTTTTGCTTAAAATTTTGCTAATTGACGTTTAAATTGTTACTATAAATATATCTTGTCCACATGTCAACTATTTTTATACGTGTGTAAAATATAATAAGGGTAAAATAAATGAAAACAGACGATGTATATCAATTTTTTGGATCCGCTAAAAATGCCGCCAGTACGATAGGTGTCAGTCGATCAGCGTTTTATAAATGGATTGATAGAGGATATATTCCATTTAAACAGCAAAAAAAGATTGAATTACTTACTAAAGGAAAATTAACAGCGTTCGGTATTGAAGATGATATGGATGATAAAAGCGTATATCTTCCAATGTTTCGATATTATGACAAAAAACATGGAATGTGTGAGGTAGAATCTATACATTTCAGAAAAGGGAAAAAACCAAAAATAGTCTATGTAAAGCCTGGAAATCGTATGGAAAAATTTTCAGCATTTACAACTTCTTCTCTTATGCAAGCATGTAATGTGATAGATTGTGAAGGTAAAACCGTTTACGAAGGCGATATTTGTTTATTGAAGAGTAAAGAAAAGTTTGTGTTTAATGACATGGAAATGTTAAGTAAATTAAGGAAATTGAGTAAATTTAAAATTATAGGGAATATTTTTGAATGAAAAAGGTAGAAGATTATAGAAAAAAAACCATAAAGAATATTAAAAAATATATTATTACGTTAAGAAAAAAATTAGACGATATTGAAAAAGATTTAGATAGTAATGATAAATATAAAAATATGAAGGGATGCTATTATGGAGTTGCGATGGGGAACTGTCTGAAAAATATAGACGATGAGGTCGCTAAATTACTGGAAAAAACTGAATTATCAATTAAAGGATAAATACTATGGATATAAGAAACGTCAGTCAGGAAGAAAAGGATAGATTTATATCAAGAGCAATTAATGTTTTTAATCAAATCCGAAATGCATTGGATACATTAGAAATCGATATGAAGAAAGAAGATTTGATGATACAAGCAAGTGCTGTGTGGATTTCAGGTAATCTTTGCATCTGGTTTAATGATTTTATGGAACAAATAAGACATCTTGATAAACAAAAAGATGAAATTCAGAAGCAAATACAGAACGCAGCAGAAAATTACAGTGTCGATGAGGATGAATCTAAACATGAAGTAATATAAAGGAATATAAATAATGGATATTGTATATAAACCTACATTTTGGATGGTTCCTATTCTTAATATCATAAAAGGCAGTCTTGTACATCATTATAATCAATCATTGTGTTCGGAGGTCATTAATGATTTATCGTTAGAAATTACCGAATCATTAGAAGAATTCTTTCGAAAAGACACCAATATAAAAATTGATTTTTGAGTTAGCGTACCGCTAGAATGTTCCTTGCTATCCCATATGAAAAAGATAGCAAGGTTGGCGTAAGCCAATGACGAAAAACAGGTCTCATACGTCTGTTTTGCGTTAAGGAAATAACTGCACCATAAGCGGTGGTGAGTTGTATATATTATACATAACACATCTATTGAAACTCAAGTTTTAATTCACCTCTGCACTGGTTAATGTTTAATTTAACTGGAGATTATTTTGTGTCTGAATATCTTAAAAGAATCATTAGCTATTATTAAATTGATAAAGGAGATTTGCTAAATGT